AAGGGACTGCGGAATGAGTTCGTCCGCCCACGATGATCTCATCCTGGCCCTAGCGGAATACTCTAACGATCCGCTAGGGTTTGTTCTTTTCGCCTATCCCTGGGGGGAACCCGGCGAACTCGAGGACTATTCCGGCCCCGAGCCCTGGCAGCGGCAGATTCTTCTAGAGTTGGGCTTAGGCGTCATAGCCGTGGAGGAGGCCGTAACGCTAGCCCGCACTTCCCAACAGGACACCGATTCCTCCCCAATCCAGCTCGCCCGAACCTCCGGCCACGGCATCGGCAAGTCCGCGCTAGTCAGCTGGATTCTCGATTGGGCGCAGGCCACGATGGAGGACACCAAGGGCGTCGTCACCGCGAACACGGAGAACCAACTTAAAACTAAGACGTGGGCGGAACTCGCGAAGTGGCATCGGCTTTCCATTACCAAGGGACTGTTCCGTATGACCGCCACCGCCCGGTTCAGTATCGACCCCGACCACGAGAAAACCTGGCGCATTGATATGGTTCCGTGGAGCGAGAAGAACATGGAAGCCTTCGCGGGGCTGCACAACAAAGGCCGCCGCATCATTATAATCTTCGACGAGGCCTCGGCCATTGCCGATCCGATCTGGGAGACCACCGAAGGCGCGCTCACCGACAAGAACACTCAGATCATCTGGTGCGCGTTCGGCAACCCTACAAAGAACTCCGGGCGATTCCGTGAGTGCTTCGAAGGGGGCAAATTCGCCCATCGTTGGTCCTCAATGGCGATTGACGCGAGAGACGTCTCGATCACCAACAAACGGCAAATCGAGGACTGGATCGCCGACTACGGCGAAGACCACGACTTCGTTCGCGTTCGCGTCCGGGGGCAGTTCCCGCGGATTGACGCGAGTAGCTTCATCTCCCTCGAACTTGCCCGTGAGGCCACCCTCCGCGAGTTGCCAGAACGCAATTCGGCCCCAGTGGTCCTCGGCGTGGACGTGGCGCGCTTCGGCGACGACGCCTCGGTTATCTATTTCCGCCGTGGTAGGGACGGGCGCACCATCACCCCTCGCATCTACCGTGGCCTTTCCACCATCCAACTCGCCAATCGCGTATTCGACGCGTATATGGAAACGAACGCAGTGTCGGTTTTCGTCGATGGCGGCGGCGTGGGCGGCGGGGTAGTGGACCAACTCCAGTCCCTTGGCGTTCCCGTGATCGAGGTAACCTTCGGCGCGAAATCGGACAATTCCGATCCGAACGATGCCCATGCGAAATACCTCAACAAGCGCGCCGAAATCTGGGGAGCGATGCGCGCCTGGCTCGCCAAGGGCTGCATTGTTGATAGCGTCCCCATGACGGAAGTCCCCTTCCCCACCGAACTTTCCGGCCCGACCTTCACCTATTCCCGCGAGGACTATCTTCAACTCGAGTCCAAGAAGGACCTACGCCGTCGAGGCATCCCCTCGCCCGACCTCGCCGACGCCCTCGCCTGCACTTTCGCCTACGCCAGTCTCGATGTGGAAACCGCCGGTAGCGCGGAGTCTTATTCCAACGAACACCCAATTTATGGAAAGGCCGTAAGTTATGCCTAAAGCTCCGAAGATCGTCCCCCAGCCTAACACTCCCACTTCCGCCAGTTTCCTCTCCCGTGGCGGCTTCCGCGCTGCAGGTATGGGCCAGCGCCCGAACAAACTTCTCAACCCCCTCATCGGCTTTCCGCAGAGTTCCGTCGGCCAGCCCTCACTCCTCGGGGGCGTGTAATGGCCCGTAGTGGTTTGTCCAATCTCGAGGTAGCGCGCAAGCACAAGCGCCTCCTCGCCGCGATGGATTCCGAGCGCCAGAACTGGTTCGCCCATTGGCGCGAGGTTTCCGACTATTTCCTTCCCCGCCGTTACCCCTGGCTCATGACCCAGCGGGAAGTCCGCACTGCCGATCGGCGGAACCGTAAACTCCTCGATTCGACCTCCACCCTCGCAGTCCGCACCCTAGCCTCGGGGATGATGAACGGCATCACTTCTCCCTCCCGCCCATGGGTGCGCCTGCGGATTGCTGGGTTCGACGAGGCCAATACCACCCACGCCGCCAACATCTGGACCGACGAGACCCTTCGCCGCCTGATGCTCATCCTTTCCGAGAGCAATTTCTACAATTCCATGGCCGTCCTTTACCTCGAGTGGTGCACTTTCGGCACCGCTTCCATGGCAATCTACGAAGACTTCAACGATGTGCTGCGGTGTTATAACTACCCCCTCGGCGAGTTCTACATAACTCAAGACGAAACCCAACGGGTAAACCGCCACGGGCGGAGGTTTGTTAAAACCGTCGAGCAACTTGTGGGGGATTTCGGCGAGGATGCGCTCAGCGAAAACACCCGTCAGATGTTCAAGTCCGGCGGAGAGAACCTACTCAAGGAAATTGAAATCGCCCATTTGATTGAGGTGAACCCGAACGACTCCCTCCTCTCGGCCCCGTCGAAATGGCGTGAGTGCTTCTGGGAAGTCGGTGCCAATATGGGAGAATACCTTGCCGTTCGCCCGTTGTATGAATGGCCCACTATCACCCCTCGCTGGGAACTTCTCGGCGACGACAGCTACGGCACCTCCCCCGCCATGGATGCCCTCAGCGACGTCCGCCAGTTGCAGGAGATGCTCCTTCAACGCGCCAGTGGGCTGGCTAAAATGGTCAGTCCCCCGCTCATCGTCGACCAACAGTTGCGGAATCGCCCGAAGGCTCTCGGCGCAAACGGGATTACCTACGCCGCCACTGCCTCGCAAAACTTCGGCGCCAAGGAGGCCTACCGTGTCCAGCTTCCCTTCGGCGAATTGGCCCGTGACATCGAGCAACTGCAAAGTCGCATCCGGGAAACCTGCCACAACCACCTATTCAACATGATCTCGCAACTGGAAACGGTCCGTAGCGCCACGGAAATCGACGCGCGGAGGGAGGAGAAACTAATCCACCTCGGCCCAGTCCTAGAGCGCTTCTACAACGAGGGCCTCGACCCCGCACTAAAACGAGTCTTCGGCATCGCCCAACGCGCAGGGTTGCTGCCCGAACCACCGGTCGAGCTGGTCGACACGGAAATCGAAGTCCAGTATGTAAGCATCCTCTCCGACGCCCAGAAGGCCTCCGGCAACATCGCCATTGAGCGCTTCCTGCAGGTTTCCGGCCAACTTCTCGGCGCCTACCCTGAGGTCCACGGCGTCCCGAACGTAGAGGAACTTCTCCGCGATTACGCCGAAAACATCGGCATCAAACCCAAAGGGATGAATAGCCGGGAAGATGTTGCCGCTGCTGCACAGGCCGACGCCCAACAGCAAGCCCTCTCCCAAACGGCGGCTATCGGCGGCCAGTTGGCGCAAGGCGCGAAAGTGCTCAGTGAGGCCGATCTCGGCGGCGGGCAGAACGCCTTGCAAGCCTTGACGCAATAGGGGGCTTGTGTGAATTTGAGAAGTGTGCTATCCTGCGGGAAGGAAGGGAATAGAGTATGGCCGCGAAACTGAAGACCGCCGAAGATTGGGCCGAGTATGACGTCTCCCGTATGCACGAGGCGGTAAACGAAATTGCCCACTCCGTCAACCTTCGCTTCCTAGTTCGCAGTTTATTGAACTCCCTCGGAGTAACTGCCACCCCTTATTCGTGGAATAAACTCGAAATGGCCCGTCTTTGCGGCCGTCACGAGGCCGGGATGGAACTCATTTCCACCCTACTCGAGCACGCCCCGCCCCTATACCCCGCACTGATCTTGGAGGATCAAAATGAACAATCCGATCGCGCTGATGCGCAGTAACATCGTTTGGCAAGCTGCTGGTGAAACCGGCTCCGCGGTTGTCGAACCTAAAGTTGAGGCGGCCCCCGCCGAGGCCCCTTCTGAGTCCCTTCTTGGCGTTGCGGGTGCGTCAGAGGAGGTGGGCGGCGAACCCACCGTAGTGCCTCCTGTTACGACAGAGTTCGTCGCCCTGCAACCCGATGCAATTAAAGCCCCCGAGGGGGTAGAGTTGGCGCCGGAAGCCGTCGAGGCTTTCCTCGCTATCATGAATGACCCGGCCCTGCCCCGCGCAGAGTTGGCCCAGAAACTGGTTGACTTGCAAGTTTCCGAGTCCCTGAAAGCCAATGAGGCCGCGACGACAGCGGCGCAGACGCTATGGACTGAAACTCAAGCCCAGTGGCAGAAGGACGCTAAGGCACTCCCCGACATAGGCGGGGCCAAACTACCTGAAACGCTTTCTACCATCAAGCGAGGTCTTGACGTAATCGGCGCCGACAAGGCGTTCTATGAAGCCATGGACCTCACCGGCGCAGGCAACCATCCTGCTATAATCCGCGTTCTGTTCGCGGCGACTAAAGGTCTTGTCGAGGGCGCCCCAATCGGCGGCGCTCCCCCGAAAGGCGTTCTTTCCCAGGCCGATAAACTCTTCGGCGGCATTAAGGAGTAAACCATGGCCACTCTTGGCGCAATGAATCCCACTCTACTCGACGTTACCAAGGCTATGGCGCCGGACGGTAGCATCGACACAGTGGCGGAAATCTTGAAAGAGACTAACGAAATCCTCGACGACATGACGGTTATCGAGGGCAACCTTCCCACCGGACACCGGACGACTATTCTTACCGGTTATCCGACCCCTACTTGGCGCCAATTCTACGGCAGTGTGCAACCGACCAAATCAACTCGGGCGCAGATTACCGATTCCTGCGGGATGCTGGAAGACTACGCCGAAATCGACAAAGCCTTGGCCGATCTTAACGGCAACACGGCGGCCTATCGCCTGAGCGAGGATCGAGGGCATATCGAGGGCCTATCGCAAGAAATGGCGACTACCCTGTTCTCTGGCGATGAGTCGCTTAACCCGGAAAAGTTCACCGGGTTCAACAAGCGGTTCAACACTTTGTCCGCGGAGAACGGCCAGAACATTATCGACGCAGGCGGGACCGGCACCGATAACGCCTCTATCTGGCTGGTTGGTTGGGGGCCGAACACGGTTCACGGTATCTATCCGAAAGGCTCGATTGCCGGTCTGCAAATGGAAGACAAGGGCCAAGTTACCATCACAAGTTCAGCCGGTAACTACGAAGGCTATCGTTCCCACTATCGTTGGGACCTGGGCCTCACTGTTCGGGACTGGCGCTTCGTAGTCCGTATCGCGAACATCGACCGGAGTAACCTGACCGCCGACGCGGCCACCGGCGCGAACTTGCCGGAACTGATGTTCGAAGCTGAAGAGTTGATTCCGAATCTTTCCGGCGCTCGTTTCGCCTACTACATGGACCGGCGCACCCGGACCAAAGTTCGGCAGCAAGCGGCGGCGGGTCTGGCCAATTCCACTCTGCAATGGGAAGACGTCGCAGGCCGCCGGACGCTCATGTCCCCCTCGGGTTTTCCGATGCGCCGCGTAGACGTATTGGCCGCCGACGAGGCGCGCGTAGTTTAATTGTAGGGCCCCTCGGCCCTACTTTCCCCAACTTCAAAGGAGACTTCCTCCATGATTACCGATAGTCTTAATACCTTCGCCAAGGCTGTGGCGCTCAACACGGGGGCGGCGGGAAGTTACCTCGTCGGCGACGTGATTGACACGCGGGATGTGCGGGATTTGGGTCAGGGCAATCCCCTGTATCTTGTAATCCAAGTGAACACGGCGGCGACTTCCGACGGCGCGGCT